AGCGAGCCGGACAGAACCGACCAGGTGACAGCGGAGCCGTAGACGCCCTGCAAGCTCAGTTGCTGGCTGTAGGCGCCGGCTGCTGCATCGGGCAGGTCGCCGATCACGCGCAGGGAGTCGAGGCCGAATTCAACCGCCAGTTCATCGCCGCCGGAGTCGGACGCGATGCACGGCCCGGTGACTTCGTAGAACCGATAGCCGTCCTGGTCAACGTCCTTGATCTGCTCGATCTGGCCGCGGACTTTCAGGCGGCTGTAGCTGGTGCCGTCATCGTCGACCACAGTGAAATCGAAGATGACCTGGGTTCCTGCATCGCGCAGCGCGTGGACGTCAAAGTCAGCCTTTGCGGTGCGCGCGAACTTGGCAGTGAACGAGCCGTTGCGGTCGCTGATTCCCGACACCCGCTTTTGGGTGTACTGGACCGTTTGCAGTTCGTTGTTGAAGTCGACTGACAGCATCTTGCCCCACAGGAACACCGGCAGCGTGTTGGCCGCGGTGCTGCCATAGGCACGCATGACGCTGTTGGCGTAGGTGATGACGGACGGCGCCAGGAAAGTGCTGTAGTCGCCATCGGTCGGCAGCGCCGATTCGTCGACGTCCGCGTGGACGCCTTGAATCTTGACTTTGCCAGTGAACCGGCCGCCGACTTCCATCATCAGGCTGGAGATGTTGCCCCGCGCTCCGACGATTTCGAGCAGCGTCCCCGCGTGGTAGAAATCCGCCGTCACCGTTGGAATGCTTGCACTGATCGGCGCGTAGATCGTGGTGCCGTTGGTGCTCGACTTCGTGCGCGCCATGCCGGAGGGGAACAGCACCACTTCACACGGTGCATTGCCCGGCGTGGACGAGTCGCCCGGAGTGACCGGCGGGCACAATTCAAAATCGCCTTCGACGAAAGCACGCTTGTTCGCAACGATGAACGCCTCGCCGGTGAAGTAGCTGCGATCACGAGGCCGCTCCACCTTGTCGAACTCGGTCCCCGAACTGCCATTCAGCAGGTCGAAGGTGTTCAGCGAAGTAGACGGCGCCGCATCGGTGCCTTCCGTCGATTCCGCTTTGATGGCGATCATCCGCCGTTCAAAATAGTCCAGTGCCGGCTGTGCCATGGTGCGAACTCCTTAAGCCGCTGCCGCGGCGCTGTACTGGTAGGAAACTTGTGTTTTGAACACCAGATCGACGGTCTGCACGGATTGCTCCGCAGGCCCGTCGGTGGAACTGACCCACGACAGCGGCATGACGCCGTTGCCCGGAGTCCAGCCGATCAGAACATCGGCCACGCCGTCTGCGATGTCGTTCAAGCGCTGTTCCTGCGATGTCTCGCCGGCCACGACTTTCGCGACGATGACGCGGACAACGATCTCGGTCTGAACCTCCTGAACGATCCGGCCCGAGTAGCCGCGCCCGTCGGTGATCGGTGTCGAACGCTGGCACCCCACCCACACCGCCGGCCAGTTGGCAGCGAGGCCCACGACCTTCAGGAAGTCGTGATCGAGCGCGGTCCCGATCTTGACCACGCCGAGGTTCTGATCGAGTCGCGATGCGATGCGCTCGGCGGTCGATGCGAGAGTGATGCGCCTGTTCATCCGGCGGCTACCTCGCGATCAATCGCCGCCTGCACGGGGAACAAGATTTCGTACCACCACGATGCGGGCACGTCGACGACGCCTGGCGCGCGCTCGGGCAGGAACGCCCGTTGCGGCAGTGGCGAGACAGGCCCGCCCCATGCGCGGTGCGAGGGGTTGCCGAACTGGTGATAGCTGGCGTAGTCCGTGCCGACAATCGCGGTCACGCCGTTTTCGTCGGCGATGGCGTCGACGGAGTTGGACAGACGCCCGGTGTCAAAGAGGATCGAGCCGCCGCCGCCGGTGCGATCACGCGCGGCAGCCGTCGCCGGGGCATGCCGAGTCCACGGGCGCCCCCAAGGATCGCGCTGGTCCTGAAACGTGTCCTTGATGAGCCGGCGCAGCGCCTGCGCCGAGCCGGTCAGGGCTTGTCGCGGACGGGCGACGATCTGCGACAGCCGCTGCAGCAGCGCCTGCGCGCGCTCGTCGTCGTAGGTAACCGAGAACCCGCTCATCCGGCAGCCCCCAGGACTTGCCACGCAAGCGTTACATCGCCCGGCTGGATCGGGTCGACAACGGACAGGATGATGCTGTCAGAGCCCACGGTCAGCCGGTCGCCGAGTTGGGGCGCCATGCCGCCGCTGAGCAGGTACTTGCTAGAGACCATCGGCGCAGAGCCGAAGGCCCCATCCATGCGCTGCCGGTCGCCCTCTAGGATTTCGAGCCGCACACCCTTTCCGGCGTCGGACTCAGTGCCGTTGGTCGCTGTAGTGCGCGCCAGCGTGGCCGTCTGCCCGAACTGAGTGATCAGGCGGGTGGCGGTCGCGGCCAGTGGCGTGTATGCGAAGCTCACGACGCACGCTCGATGCGGATGCCACCCGAGCCGCCTGCGCTGTAGCGCGCAAGCAAGGCGTCGACAACCGGGTATCGGGTCTGGCCAGACTTGAGCGCGTATTTGACCGTGATCGGCCCGACCGTTTCTTCGGTGACTTGATCCGCTGCCACGTCCGTCTGTAGCGTGTCCGTCAACGCCCGCAGCGCAGCCTCGCAACACGCATCGCGCAGGTTCGGAACCGGCCACGCCTCCACACGCCAGCCGAGTTCATAGCCCACGCGCGGCCACTCAAGGGCCTGCGTGGAGTTGAGCCGGGTGCCGCGGTAGGTGTAGCGGTTGTCGAGATACTGAGTAGCCCGACGCAGCGCGATTTCCTTAGCTGCGTCGGTGCCGGTCCATGTCGTGTTCCCCATCGCCGAGTGGTAGGCATCGGCAACCGCAACCGAGGCGTATGCCTCGGCTGCAGCCAGACCGGTGCCATCTTCGACGGTGAGGGCCACGAAGGATCAGCCGATCAGCGTCGCGACGTGCGCCGGCTTGATGCACTTGGTGCCCCACGCCAGACGAACATGGATCACGTTCTGCAGGAACTGCTTGTAGAGCGCGAACTCGAACGTCAGGCCCGAGATCGGGTCCGTGATCGAGGTAACGTCCGCGGCCTGGTCGCCGCCTTGCGGCATCGCCGGCATACGCGCAGCCAGCATGATCGCGCCGCGGTCGAACGCGAGGTTCGGCGTATAGGTGTTGCCGATGGTCATCGCGTTGTCGTTGGGCAGCGCGACGCGGACACCGGGCGAGCCGATCACGATATCGCCGGACGTGGCAACCAAGCCCGTGTTGACCACGTACTTGTTGGCGCTGTCCACCGCGAACGTCACCACGTCGCCGGCCAGGATGCCGGTGGTGTTGACGGTGATCGTGTCCAAGGTCAGCGTGGTTTCGCCGACCACCTCGGTCGATACGTTGTTGATGAGCGCACCAGTCGCCGCGCCCTTGGTGTGGGTGCTGATCGCGTCCGAGTGGCGCAGCGCCATGCCCATGATTCGATCGGTCATGCCGTTGCGCAGCATGTCGGCAGATCCGGCCTCGTTGACCTTGAACAGCCCGGACTGCAGGCCGCGCAGGTTGGCAATGGCAGCATGGCCAAGCACCAACTGCAGATCGTTGGTCGGCGCGCCGTTCTCTTCGAGAATGCGACGCACGCCCGCGAAGTCGGTCATGTTGGCAGCGGTGCCGAACGGAGCTGTCCCAGCCGCGCCGTAGGCGCGCGAGCTGGCCTTGTAGGCCGCGATCCAGAGATCCTGCTCGATCTCGTTCACCAGCTTGCGAATCGCCTGATAGGTGCGATTGGCCAGGATGCTTGAGAAGGTGCCAGCGTTAGACAGCCCGAGCGTTTCCTCGCCGTTGAAGCGAATCGGCTGGTGCTTGCTCTTGCTGATGGTGACCGACACGTTGTCCACGGTGTCGTCGCCGGTATCCGGCGCGTTGACTCCCGGCGTGTTGGTAGCGCTCGCACTCGGTGTGCGGGTGACAGGGATGATGACGTTCTGGTTCAGCGCGACGCGATCGAGGCGCGAATCACGCGACACAGCCGGGATGAACCCGACCAGTTCGCGCGAAATCACGTCCATCGCTTCGCTGAAATCGGGGATCAAACTGGTGAGCGTGTTCGCCATTTTCTTAGCCTCGTGTCAGTTAGTCGACGGGCACAACGCCAGCCGACAGCAGTGCCTTTCGTTCGACGGGCGTTTTCAGATCGAACTCTTTTCGCCCCATCGTTTGCTTCTGTGCCCCAGCGCCACCCGTCCCCGGTTGCGCGCCGCTGCCGCCTTTCTGCGTCGCCTTGAGGATGTGATCCTTGTAGGCGTAGCCGTTGACCAGGGTCTGCATCGCTTCGTCAAAGCTCGCCGGTTCTGCCGGGTTCGCCTTGCTGCCGATCACGTTGCCGTTCGCGTCCTTTGCGACCATGCGCCCGTTCTCGATCACGAAATGACGCCCGAAATGGGACTGCGCCAGCTCCGCGGGAATCGACAGGTTTTCGGTGATGAACTTGCTGCGAGCGAACCCGCCGCCGATCACTTCCGAGTGCAACGAAGATTCAAGGGTTTTGACCTTGGTCCGCTCCGCGTCCAGTTCCTTCTGGAAGCGTGCGGCTACTTCGTTGCGTGCCTTTTCGATGTCCGCCTTGCTCTTGCCGTCCAGACTCTTGACCGCCTCCAGCGCTTCGCGTGCGGCCTTCGGGTCGTCGATCTCGGCGTACTCGCTGAGCTTTGCCTCGGCTGCCTCCAGTGCCTTGCGCTTCGCGCCGGCCTCCTTCGTCAGATCGCGCACTTGCCCGTAGAGCTTTGCCGCATCAAGTGCCAGCTCTGCGCCGTCATCCGACACATAAACCGGCTTCCCGTCCTGCAACACAGCGTTTCCGCTGGCGTCCGTCTTGAGCTTCATTGGGTGTCCCTGGCTGCCTGGTCATCCGACCGGATCGCGTGCCGGCGTCCGCCTGCGCATGCGAGGTAGGCCGCGCGCATCCGCGCAACGGTCTTAGTGGTGTGCAGGTTGCAATGGGGTGCTGTCCCGTCGCGACGCTGCCGATGGGACAAGGGTCACGCGGGCGGGTGGTAAGTCGCGAGGCGCGGATTTACCGGGGTCAATCCACCCGCCCTCGCAGTTCCGCCAGCGTCAACGTCCGCCCCCGCTGATTGACCAGATCGGCCTTGGTGATGACGCCGCGCCGCCACAGGTCCGCGCGCCCTGCGCCGAGCACGTCATCTTGCTCATCGGGCGACAGGCCAGATACGAAGTCCTCGAAGCTGCCCACGGGGCGATCGGTCGGGCGTGGCATGCGGAGCATTACGATCAGCAGCGATCGACACCCCCAATGGCGTGGCGGGGGTCGCTCAATCGGGATGCTGTGCCCGATCGGCTCAAGGTCCAGCGTGTAGAGCAGGCCATGCCGAAGCGCGCAGCCGGTGGTCACGCGCGAGTCGAGAACCGCATGCCAGCGAAACGCCACGGCTCCGCGATCCCGCGCAGCCTGCGCCCGGCCCGCATTGCCCGCGCTCGTCGTGGATGCGTCCGCCAGCGATTGTGCATCCCTGCGCGCGGTGTCGAGCACGTCGCCCAGGTTGCCACGCAGATCGTCGCCCGGCGTGCCCAGCGCGTGGGCCTCGCGCACCGCATCCGACACCCGGCGCGTCAGTTGCTCGGCCTGGCGCTGCCAGTGTTCCTCGGGCGAGGCGCCGAGCACGAGGAAATCACGGGCCAGCCGTTCAAGCGCCGATTGCGCCGGCGCAGATCCGCGGATGGCGTTGGCTGCCCACTCCGCCTCGATGCTCAGCACCTCGCGCACGGCTGCCACTTGCTCGGCGCCGAGGGTGGCATAGGCCGCAGTGATCGCCGCCTCGATCTCGCGCAGCAGCGCCGACAGGTCACGCCGGCCAAGCTCCGCCACATCCTCGCCGGCCACGATGCGCTGAAGCTGGCGCCCGAGGCGACCCACGGCGGTATCGGCTGAGTCCGACAGGCCCGCAGCGACCCGCAGCACGGAGAACGCGCGGCGGGTGTAGCGGCTGGCGAGTTCGGCGGGGGTTGGGTCGGTCATGTACAATGTTCCCGAGGGCGGTCCCGAAAGGGGCGTGCGGGTTCGAGTCCCGTCGTGCTGCAGGTGCGCGTGGCGAATTTGGTAGACGCAGCCCATGGCGCCATGGGAGCAAAACAGAACCTGCAAACTCTGTCAGCTCCCATGGTGGCCATTACTTGGCGTCACCCTTCGGCGCCGTCTTCGGCTCCGTCACCTTCGGCCCGCTGGTCTGAATCCGCGTCTGCTCATCCTCCCAATCCAGCTCCGGCGACACGATGCCGCGCCGTTGCGCCTCTGCAAACTGCGTAGCTGGCGACAGACCACCCGTGGCCACCATCTTGGCGATGACGCCCATGCTCTCGATCGGCGCGGTGTCGGGATCGAGGTCTGCATTCACCTCGACACTTCCGCCCGTGGGCTCGTTGCGATAGAGCCCGATGACGTACAGCAACTGTTCGAGCGCGTCCTCCAGATCCTCGACCATCGCGCCCAACGGGCTGTTGCTGCTGCTGGCTTCCTCGCTGGCCTGCGTCGCGGTCTTGGCACCGCTGCCGGGTTCCAGCAGTTTGGCGCCGATGGCCTTCATCTGGGCTTCGAGGTCTTTCAGCGCCTCGCGGCCCGAGCCGATCGCCTTGCCGGTGTGCTCGACGAACTCCATCTTGCCGCCCACGGGCAACATCACGGCGTTTTTGCTGCCGATCAGCAGCTTGGGGTTCTCTTCGTTGAGCCCCGACACCGCGAGGATTGGCACGCTGGCCGTTTGCAGCAAGCTATCGGTGCTGCACTGCTGCGCCCAATGCTTGGTGTTCATATGCGCCAGCTCACGCAACGGTGGCTCGGCCTCAAGCAACCCCGTTCGACGGGTGTAGCACGTCACCAGCGGGATTACGGGCAGGTCATAGCCGATCCGCTCGACCTCCGCCCATTCCTTTTTGTTCGTTGCCGTCTCGCGTTCCTCGAACACGCGAATCAGCCCGATTTCATAGACCCGGATCTGCGGGATCACCTTGTCGGCGAAGGCGCCCGGCTCGGTTCGTGACCATGTGATGCGGACCTGCGTCAACTGGCCATCGCCGCCAACCTTCCAGCCGAGCACGCGCTCCGGGGCAATGCGGATCAGGTACGGGCGAACGCCTGCGGCCTTCTGGTCCGCCTGCGTGCGGATCTCGGTCCCGTCCGCCATCACCCGCGGCGGGGCGTCGACGAGCACATGGTTCAGGCCCTTGGCCAGCGCACCGGCAAACCACCCGCGCGCCCAGGCGTGGCCGTTGATGCCCTGGCGGTCGACGTCCGGCCACACGTCATCGCGAATCCACGCGGGCACGTCGTCGCCGAGTTCAACCTGATCGGCGAACGCGCGCCCCGTCAGTTCCGCCACGGTCTGGCCGAACGCGGGGAACAGGGTCGCGATCTTGAGCCGCGAGGCGTAGTCGTTGGGGTCTTCGAGTGTCCAGCGCGGCAGGTACTTCTCGCCAGCCGCGCGCATGGTCTTGGTCCCGCCGAGCAGCGCATCGACCAGCGCCCAATCCTCGGCCATGGCGCTCACGCGCGGGTCGGTTTCGTTGACTTTCATGGGGTCAGATCCTCAGAGATTGGACGTGCGCAA